GTTTCCCAGTCACGATCCGCGAGGATCCAAAGCTTGTTCAGGAGTGCTTTCAGATACTGTTTCTTGGACAACGGTTCCGTCATGAACTGAAACACCTTCCGTTGGCCCCGCGGGTTCGGCCCCTGAATCAGGGACAGGTACATTTACCTCTGTTGGTATATTTGCAGCTTCTAATGCTTCTCTAATGGCTTGGCTCACTATAAACTCCTATTGCGGTAATGTTGGGGGCATCTGCCCAGCTACTTCTTGCGGTACGGGAGGTGCCCCTGGGGCGGCTTGAACCGGAGGCGGTTGGGGAACCGCTCCCGGCGGGGTTGGCACCCCAGGGGCAACAGGTGCCGGCTGCTGCGCTTGAGCCATCATGGCGTCGGACTCGGCAATAAAGTCACGCAGCAGCTCTATGCGCTCTTCTGGGTAACCAGAGTTCTGGGCCTCGATAATCTGAAGATTCATGCGGTCCACGCACATCTGCAAATCCCAGCCCGGCTCCGGGGCCCGGTAAATCCCCTTTTCAAGCATATCCTCGATAAGTCGGTCACAAAGCTTCAGAGGCGCATTGATAAGATTGGTCGCCCTCTCAAGATCCGGGAACTCCAACAGACTCAACATCTGTTGCTGAATTCTCGGGTCAATCTCTCCCAGCTCCTTGATGGTCTCAAGCTTGCCCGCAGGCGTATCCGGCAAGAAGCTCGTCGGGAACACCTGAAGCTGATAGACATTCTTGTCCATCGAAGCATCCTTGAAGTTAATCTCCTCAAGGCCCTTTTCGGTCTTAGACAGAACCGTATAGCCGCCCTCGCCATACTGCTGAAGGTCTGCCGCTGCATCGATATAAAGCTTAGCTGCGCGCATGTGGAACCGCTCCCACATCTGCTGTACATGCAAGAAGCGCTTACTGGTCTGCTCCGAATAGGCCCGGATAGCCCGGCCCGACTCGAGCCCACGAGGCACAACGCCTGAAGCATTCATCTGAGCCACACCTGCAATCTCATAAGCGCGGCCAATAAGCCTATCGATGTGCATGAAGTACTCAGACGAAACACTCTGAGGATTCATGAACGTCGGCGGTTGGCCCGTGTAGGTGTTAATGCTCCAGTCCTCATTATTCATGCTGGACTGGTTCACCTGGCTACCCTTCATCATCCAAATCTGGCTGGTCGCCAAGGTCATCAATCTCTGAATCTTCTGAGCCAGATAATTAATCTCCACCTGGATGCTATTAAGCTCTTCGGCTAACCCGATGCCGTAATATCCAATCGGGGCCGGGGACCACTGGAAGTCGATGATAGGGAAGAAGGGTTTTGTCCACTCTTCATCAACCAGGGTCTGGTTGCTAATTACAATGCTGTGGCGACCATCTTTGGCATTTTCTCCCGAAGGGAGATGCCACGCCTCAACCACAGACAACACATCCGCTACACCCTCAGGCTCTTGCACATTGTCCCGAATAAACTTGGCCCGCATGATATTGTCGGCCGCATCGGGAAATATCTCCGCCAGCACCTCACGATTAATCGTCTTGTGCTGATACATCGTACGCGGATAGCCATACTTCGATTCATTGTCGTCTGTGATGACCTCATCCGGAAACACACGCTCTGCGTGAACCTCTCCCTCCATGGGGAAAACCTTCAGAAACCCTGTTCCGAAAATGCAGGCGTCTTTAAAAATCTCTAGCGCCTTGTGGTAATGCTCTTCTTTGTAGAACACACCCGAACAGAAGTTGGTCAGATTCTGCGCCTTGCGCTGAAGGCGGTAATCCCCATCCTTGGTCAAGAACATCGGCTTGGGGCGGATGCTGGCGATGTGGGCAGTGGCGGTATCTACTACAGACTTGACTACATTTATCTTAATCTTCTCACCAACATCCGCCGTGGCATAGTCTGAGAACGCAAGGCCCAGACTAAGACGATTCGAATACAGCCGAAGATGATGCAGGTTCTGTTCCTGCCGATAACGCTGAAGATGGTCCAGTCTCTCAAATGCCGAATACACTGATTCATGCACACCGACAGGGTCAATATCTGGATTCCACCACTGAAGGCGCCTGTCGACGTTATATCTGGGCATCAGCTACTCCAGTACTGCATCTTTTCCCGGTATTGACTGTAGAGGCGCTTACGAACCTCCGGATCTTCCTCGATGGTCTCGATCACATCGAGTGCCTCGGGTCCTTCAACCTTAGGCGGCTGCAGATACAGTTTCACGTGAAACTCCTCTGACTCATACTCCGCCACGCCCAATTCTCTGAGCTTCTTAATGGCTTCGACTTGTTCATCGAAGGTCATTAAGTCGCAAGCTCCCCGGCAACAAACACTTCGCACTTCACAGCCGCAGTGTTGGCAGTCAAAAGTAGATCGTTGGCAACCGTAAGCTCACCCAGGCTTCGGGTTGTACCGGCCTCAATGCGAACAATGTTGTCATTCACACCATTGGCCGTGTTGCGGAACGTCACATCCACGTAGTTGCCTGTGGTCTGATTATCCAGATTCGAAATCACACACTCTCGAACTGTCGTGAAGTTCGCCAAGTCTAGCGTGCTTCCGCCCGTCTGCGCATTGATGGTTGTCTTAAGGCTCTCATCAGGGCGCACCGTAAAATCGTATGTCTCATCAATCTTAACTGGATTGAGCGCTGCGTTGTCTGCCAGCTCTATCCGTGTGGTGAGTTTGAGATAATCTTCAGCCATCAGTGCAGTCCTCCAAGAGATTGCATGGTCAACTTGTTCATGGCCACATCCGCAGCCTTCTGTTGTAATTTCACATTAGCGGCCAGGCGGCGCTGAATGGTTTCGGGAATACACGTAATGTCTATCTCGAGATGAATGCCCCTGAGATGTTTAGGTCTTTCGCTATCGGCAGGCGGGTTGCCATCACGCATCACATAACGGTCAATGTTGTTGGTCTCGAACCAAAGATGCTTCACCCCGAAGTCGGGACGCTGACCAAACTCAATGCGTTCTTTTTGGGTAACAATCCAGGCCTTCAGGACCCGAAGACGGACGGCATCCACGGTAGCTTGGTGAACAAATGTATCTCGCGGCTTGACCTCTTCCTTGGTCTCCGAAGGCGTCATGTCGCGCTCTTCGGCTTCGTCGACCAGGGTGTTTAGGATATGCGGCGGGTCTAGCTCATGGACACGATCGGGATCTCCGATGTCCTTGGTCACTAAATCAGAAGGGATATTTCGCAGGTCTTCCCGAAGATGCTCCGGGGCGGCCTTTTCGATTTCCTCAAGTCTGCCGTCTACAAGCCTATAAGCTCTCTTTGCCAATGCATCGCTTGTCCCCTAGCGTGGGCTGGTTTTGTTGCAGATTTGGTCGATTGTTTAGCATATCCCCGGATTTGTCGTCAAAGTTATCGTTCCCACCAATGAGACTGCTCTCGATAATGATCGGTCTCTTCTTCCTCAATCATTCTCTCGGCTTCTTGCTCGTAGTACTCCCGGCTCCCAAGTGGCGCGGTAGGTTTGGCTTCATGCGACATGTGTGTCTTGGCCTCACGCCACGCATACAGCATAGCATCTGTGAGGTGGTTGTCGTAACCCTTTTCATTGTCCAAGCCCTTGTCGTTCCAGGGCAGCGTCTGGAGCTCCTGAATAAGCTCACTATTGGCTGGCTCCAAGACCCTTAGCTTGGCCCTTTCTAGCTCGCCATTGAGCAGCTTACGATAACCCAGCTTATTCGTCTTCTGGGCCGGCTGTACGGGAATTGACCACCTTTGACGTATCTCCTCGGCATAGCCCTTACCTAGAGCACCCTCGTCCATCACAATGGCCGTAAATCCACCTATATCATCCTCTATGCCCAATATATGCTCAGCCACGGTGCTCGGGATAAGCCCCGATTCAGCCATAGACCAGCTCACGTACGTGGTTTCGTGCGTGTACGAGAACGAAATGACACAAAACGCCGTTGTAGCTTTGATTTCGGAGGCCCCGAGATCCACACCAAGGATATGCTGCCACTCATGCCCGGTCGGGAGCTGCTCCACAATGTTGCGCTCTGGCTCGAACTTATAAACGAGCCCGTATCCGTCTCGGACCCAGATGCCATCCCTAAGTTGAGCACGGGTGGTTTCGTCCAGTTGCTCCAAGGCATAACGATACTCCTCTCTGTCCAGATGAGGGTTGTCGTCTAGTCGCGCTGGAACAAACGCCTTGTTTCCATCCACGAAGCGAGCCTTAACCCAATCGTGACCAACTCCTCCCGGGTTACTGGCTGCTCGCATCCGCAAGGGAGTACTTGACCCCCGCAATCGCCGTAGACGAGAAAGCAGGTACAGGTACTGGGTCTCCACGAATTGTGTAAGCTTATCAAACGCAATGTATTGGAACTCACTCGATTGGTATCGGTACTTGTCTTTCTCATTTTCCAAATACCCAAACGTAATGCTTGCACCACTAGGAAACTTCCAACTCTTCTTTCTATCGTCCCAATGTGCACCACTGTTGCGTAGCCAATCATGGCTTCTGTCCATGATAGCACCTGGAAGACTAAGGTCTGTATAGGAGCGCCGAAGCACAAGGGCAGCAAAGTCCTTTTGGTCCACATACTGGAGTGCGCCCATCAGTAGAGCATCGGACTTCCCTCCGCCCGCAGCTCCGCCGTACAAAGCTTCACGTTCTCCTAGCTCAAGGAACTCTTTCTGTTTGGATGTGGGGTCGTGTGGGCACCAACCACGGGTGAGCATCTCTACTCTGGCGCAGAAGTTTTCTATATCTTGGATATCACGAGGAGAGATCATGGAGTTTCTCAAAGGCCGCCAATGCCCGGTCTCTAAGATCATCTAGATTCGTATCGTTGGGGTTCTTCCCGTCTTGGACAAATGAGCCGTCCAATTTACATAGTAATTCTATAGCCTTAAGCTTGTCTGAGCCCTTCTCGGCATCCCTTGCCATGCCCGCCAAGATGGCTAGGCGCTCAAGGGGGCCCATGAGCTTTTGCTTGTATTCTTCGTTAAGGGCTTCTTGGGCTTTCTGTGTAGCGTTCTTTTGTGCTTCCTCGATGTCGCCTATGAGGACTCGCAGCTTTTCTTTTATATTAGCTCGTTTCAGCAATCGATTAGCAGTAACAGCTAATGTTTTGTTGCAGCCGTTGTATCCGGCCTCTTGAGCAGCTCTTTTGCCGTTTCTGTGTTCAGCGTATCTGTGGCAAAACGCCTCTTGGCGCTCGTCTAAGGCTAGCATAAGCCTATTCTACGGATATTTTCGGCTTTCGTCCACGTTTCTTCTTGGGCTTAACAGGCGTTTCGTCAAAGCTAATTTCTTTGGGCTGAACAATAGTTTTGATGACATTGGCCTCTTTCTTGGGCGCAACTATCACTTTCGGTGGAACAGGCTTACGCTCATCGCCTTGCCAACAAATCTTCAGCACGTTGGTCATGGGCAGTATCTCTTTGAGCGTCGCTGTCTCAAACACGACACCCTCAAACCCATCATCGTCCATCTGCCAATATATCTTCAGCGTCTTAAGGTCGCTCGTGGCCTTCTTGTAGCGGTCTACCATAATGGTCTTGGTTGCGCCCATGCCTACAATCGGCAACGGATGCTTGATTGACACGCTGTGTATGGCTCTCTTTTTCATAGCTAATCCTTTTCGCAGATACTGCTCGGCGTGTACCACATCCCGAGCTTTTTACTCAAGTTCTCCATTGCGTACGTAAAGTGTGTGAACTCCTTTGGGCCACCAGCTTTGTCCAACAGCTCTTTGGCTATACCCTGCCCACGGTACACATCCTTCACATACATGTAGTGCATCCTGCCATCTTCTACAGCAATCCATCCGAATATCTGGTCTGAATCGTCTGGGTTACACGCCACCCAAACATCTGACTTCGACAGCAAGTGATCGACACGGCCATTCATAATATCCCAAGCCCATCCGTATGGCTTGTGTTTGCCTTCCGACACTCTGCAGTAAACACCGCGGTTCACCGAGTCGACAAGAAACGACGACTTCCAGGTTCGCCATATGAACCTCAGATCTTCTGGAACACCTTCACGTATCTCGTAGTCAAGGCCACTCATCAAATGTGCCTTGGCGCAGGCACACCCAGGATACTTCGCTTTGGTTTTGGTGTAGTGGCTTTTTTCCGCTTAGTCTTGCGCTTCGGCTTAGATTTAATCGGAGACTTCTTGGGTTTCCGCGGGCTCTTTTGCGGCACGGTTGCTGTTGTGCCTCCGTGCGTCGCGTGCGGCATTAG